TATGATAGGCACAATACAAGAACCACAGAGAGGTCAGCCAATTGACCTCAGCTACATTTCACAGATCGTTAAGACTGTTAATGATATTGCACGTGAGACAATCGTTACAGGAAACAAGACATCTGTTGTAGATAACCCAAAGACAGGAACTTCTCAAAAAGAAGTTAGAACAGCAGACCTAAAGATCATTGCTGGATACATTGAAATCTTTGCTACCAGCAACCAGGTAGCAGCAGGAGACACAAAAGACTTTTCCTATTCATTTCCAATCTCTGACTTTCAGTATCCACCAATTGTGGTTGCGACACCAGTAAACATTCTAGGAACAGACGCTGGAAAGAATGTCTCAGTAATCCTTAAAGAGTCTACCACATCTAAGGTAGAAGGCACAGTAAAGTTTGGTGCCAACGGTAACCTGGCTATTGGGGTAAACCTGATTGCTATCGGCGTTGCAAGTTCGTAAGGAAGCCTAATGGCTGGCAAGAAAAAGCAAAGCATTGAGGCAGAGGGATACAACCAATTGCCTGTGGTTCCTGCTAGCAAAAAGGTCTGGTTCTTAAATGGAGATCTTGTTCGTATACATCACCTAAATAAGTCAAACGGAATTATGTCTGTTTATAATATTTTAAAAGGGCAGATTGAAAGTTGTCTTATTAATGATTTTAAGAAGAACAGAGAACGTGCCTATACTGTGGGACAAACTGCAGACCTCGTAAACAGGCATAAGAAGTACATGCCAAACCTTGTAAAAAGAGGGGTTATTCCAGGACCTACAGGCTCTCAAATCGGCGGAGAGACCGCCTGGCAGGTTAGGAGCTACTACTCTGAGTCGCAGGTCAGGGAAATTCGTGATATACTGGCATCATATCATCACGGTAGGCCAAGGAACGACAAGCTTATTACCAATGACATGACTCCTACAAGACAAGAGTTGACTCGTAGGATGGGAGATGGTATACTTACATATACAAGGACCGAAGATGGACGTTTTATCCCTATCTGGTCTGAATCGATTTAATTGTTCTTGAAAGGAACAGGGTATGAATAACGAAGAAACAAAGGTAACCGTTGGGCTAGGCTATACGCTCAATCTGGGTAACTTCCAATCACTACGCATTGATATATCAGTTACTGACAATAAGCGTGACGGAGAAAACACTAACGAAGCATTTGATCGTGTATACGGCTTTGTAGAAGCCAAGCTTGCAGATAAGGTCAAAGAAGCCACCGCTGAGATCGAAAGCAAATAATGGCAGAACGCAAAGACCGAATGGCTTTGCTTTCAAGATACTCTAAACTACATACCCAAAAGTTTGAGGCAAAGCCATTATTGAATTTAAACGTAGAGCAGTGGGCAGCAGATGCCCTCATAGAATCTTATACCCTGCAGTATTGCTACGATCTGCTACAATACTACTTTGATGTTGCTCAAAAACCAACATGGAAATACTTTGCAAACTATGCTCACGACATAATCGACAAACGTGAACAACTAGACCAAGACAACAAGGAGAGAGCCGAACGCCGTAAAAAGGCTAAGGAGTGGCTAAATGAATAATACAGAATCTAAACTAATTTCAGCGGTACTGCAAGATAAGCAGGTCCACGTATTGCTACAGGCAAACGTAGAGAACATCCTAAGAACGCACAATGATATCTGGACGTTTATTCGTAACTACTCAGAGATGAACTCAACCGTTCCACCAGTGTCTTTGGTTGTAGAAAAGTTCCGTGACTTTGTTCCTATGGATGGCGTTGGTGCAACCAAGTATCACCTAGAAGAACTGCAGGCAGAGTTTCTAAACGATAGCCTCAAGGATGTGCTAAGGTCTACGGCTGCAGAAGTGCAGGCAGGCCAAGGTTCTAAAGCACTTGAAGACCTTATTCAAAAGACCTCAGAACTAAAGAAGAACACAGCGGTCATTCGTGACATTGATGCCACAGATCTTGACTCGGCAGTAGCATACTTTGAAAACCTGGCAAGACAACAAGCACTTGGCTCAATTGGTATCAAGACTGGTTTGCCAGGCTTCGACAACTATCTACCTGCTGGAATTACTCCAGGACAGTTGGGTGTCTTCCTAGCCTATCCAGGTATCGGCAAGTCTTGGTTTGCACTTTACATGGCGGTACAGGCATGGAAGCAAGGCAAGTCACCACTAATCATCTCGCTAGAAATGTCAGAGACAGAGGTTCGTAACCGTGTCTTTGCGATTATGGGAGAGGGTCTTTGGTCGCATCGTAAACTGTCTAACGGACAGGTTGAGATTGAAGACCTAAAGCGTTGGCACTCTAAAGAACTTGCTGGCAAGCCAGAGTTCCACATCATTTCTAATGACTCTGGTGGCGAAGTTACTCCATCTGTTATTCGTGGAAAGATTGATCAGTACAAGCCAGACCTAATTATTGTAGACTACCTACAGTTGATGTCGCCTAACCAGAAGTCAGACAATGAGACGGTACGCATGAAGAACCTGTCTCGTGAACTAAAGCTCATGGCTATTAGCGAAGAGATGCCTATCATTGCTATCTCGTCTGCTACACCAGATGACGTTACCAAACTGGACACAGTTCCTACCCTAGGTCAGACCGCATGGTCTCGCCAGATTGCCTACGATGCTGACTGGGTTCTTGCCCTAGGCCGTGGAACAAATAGCGATATCCTAGAGTGTGTATTCCGCAAGAATCGTAATGGATTTATGGGCGAGTTTCTAGTCCAGGTAGACTTTGACAAGGGCTGGTACAAGTACAAGGACTATGAAGATAACTAGTTATAATGGTGTATGGCAAATTTACACCACAAGCCAATTAAAAGGTTTAGTTTAAATGGAAACATCCATGATGACTCTGCCATCGCAAGATTAAAAACAGAATATATTAGGCTGGTAACAAGCGAGATGCGTCTCTCAGGGTATGCACTCAGACTTGACATTGACCCAGACTTCACAATAAGGTATAATGAAGAGCAAGAAATATTTGAATTTAGATTATCAATGTATGGAACATATGTAGGAAGAGAACAGAGCAAATGGATAACAGGAATAGACGGAACACAGGTAATTCGTACACAGAAGAGCAAATCAAGCGAATCCTTGTCGGATCGGGAATCACAATCGAATCAGAAGTAGATTCCGACTACATCATTTTTTGCCCCTTCCACAACAACCACAGATCTCCAGCAGGAGAAATAGATAAAAACAGCGGAATATTCTTTTGCTTTTCTTGCCACCACGTTTGCAACCTAATAGAATTTGTAATGTTCACATCCGCAAGAACCTACTTTGAGGCAACAAGGTTTATTAAATCTAAAGAAACCGAATCAAACCTAGAGATGCAGATTGAGAAAAAGCTTGAGGTAAAGCCAGAGTACTCTCAGTATGACCAAGTTCTAATCAAAAGACTAAACCAGCAAGCACTAGAGTCACCTCGTGCAATGCGTTATTATTCTGGCAGACTTATCACAGAAGATTCTGTAAAGAAGTTTGCACTAGGCTTTTCTGAAAAGCAAGACATGGTAACCATCCCAGTTCATTCACCAGATGGAATGGAGGTTGGGTTTGTCGGTCGCTCTGTTGAGGGCAAAGACTTTAAGAACACACCTGGCTTGCCAAAAAGCAAAATACTTTTTAACTTACATCGTGTAAAAACTTCTAGCAAGGTCTATGTAGTTGAGTCATCATTTGATGCTATTCGACTTGATCAATGCGGATTTCCAGCGGTAGCAACATTGGGTGCAAACGTATCCAACATACAAACAGACTTACTTCAAAAATACTTCAATAACATTATAGTTATTGCTGACAATGATGAAGCAGGCGGAAACATGAAAAGCAAGATTGTGGAACGTCTTGGATCTCGTGTATCTGTAGTAAAACTAGATAAACAATATAAGGATATTGGGGACATGCCAGACGAGGCTATCAGGAATCTTGACGAATCGTTTGACAAATCAATCGCCAGTATGCTACAATAATAAACCAACATATATAAGGAGATAAAATGAGTATCATCAGAGGGCTAACAAATATCAATGCACTAATGGATAAGCCAAAGTATGAAAGCAATGGACCAAAGGTTCGTTGGGTAAAACTAGCAGACGGACAGTCTGCAAAAATTCGTTTCATTGAGGAACTTGATCAGGACTCGGCTAGCTACAGTGCTGACCGTGGCCTTGCAGTCGTAGTCAAGGAACACACAAACCCAAAGGACTACAAGCGTAAGGCTGTAGACACCATGGACAGCGAGGGTCGTGACTGGGCAGAAGAAATGCACCGCAAGGATCCAAAGGCTGGCTGGAAGGCTCGTCTTCGCTTCTACTGCAACGTTCTAGTTGACGACGGACTAGAACCTCCATATGTAGCCGTATGGTCGCAAGGCATTTCAAAGCAGTCTGCATTCAACACTCTTCGTGAGTATGCATTGGAGACAGGTGCGATCTCAAACCTTGAGTGGAAAATTAAGCGTAATGGTCAGGGAACTGAAACCAACTACACGCTTCTACCAACCAAGCCAGACTCAGAGCCATTTGACTGGACTGGCATTGAGCCATTCAACTTGGACACTGTGGTTCGCCACGTGCCATATGCGGAGCAGGAAGCATTCTATCTTGGATTCGACTCTCCGTCAGTCACTTCAGCAAATATGGACTGGTAATAACTAACATTTGTGGGGGTACTTCGGTACCCCTACATTTGTTTACAGGCATTGACATCGCCACTAAAGTATGTCATACTTTTATCAACTAAAACATTAAGGACATTATGAGTTACGCTGGACTTCACGTTCACACACACTATTCGCTTTTCGATGGCATTGCGACACCACAGGAATATGTGGACAGGGCAGTATCACTAGGTATGCCAGCCATCGCCATCACCGACCACGGATCGCTATCTGGACACCGTGAAATGTATCGTGCTGCAAAAGCTGCAGGCATCAAACCAATTCTAGGAATTGAAGGGTACATTGCGAAAGATCGCTTTGACCACGAAGACAAGAAAGAAAAGAACGATCTTCTAGACCTAAACTACAACCACCTTATCATTCTTGCAAAGAACGCAAAAGGTCTAGAGAATCTAAACAAACTTAACGAACTAGCCTGGACAGAGGGTTTCTACAAAAAGCCTCGTATGGACTGGGCAATTCTAGAACAATACAAAGAGGGTCTGATTATTACCTCTGGCTGCTTGTCTGGCTTCTTAGCAAAGGCCATTGAAGCAGAAAACCTTGCAGTAGCAAAAGAACACCTTGAGTGGGCCAAGGCTACATTTGGTGACGACTATTACATTGAGGTAATGCCTCACAATCCAAAGGAAGTAAATGAAACTATTCTTGCTCTTGCAGATGAATTCGGAATCAAGCCAATCGTTACTCCAGACTGTCACCACTCTGATCCGTCACAGAAAGAAATCCAAGAACTCAAACTAATTCTGAACTCATATTCAAACAAGGTAGAGAAAGAATCTACCTATGAGGGTTCGAAAAAGCATGAGGGTCTAATGGACAAACTAGATTACTTGTATGGTGCAGACCGCCAGATGTCATTTAACAAGTTTGAAATTCACTTGCTTTCTGACGAAGAGATGCACAACGCTATGGGTGCTCAAGGCATTACACGTCAGGACATGTATGACAACACACTTGAGATTGTAGACAAGATTGAAGACTATGACATTCAGGACCACATAGATCTTCTTCCAGTCCAGTATCAGAATCCAGATGAAGAACTGTATACTCTTGCATTGGATGGACTTAGTGCAAAAGGTTTGGCAGACAATCAAGAATACCTAGACAGACTAAACGAAGAACTCGGCATCATCAAAGACAAGAACTTCGGTCCATACTTCCTTGTTGTCCGTAGCATGATTGCCTGGGCTAAAAAAGAAGGAATTATGGTAGGTCCAGGACGTGGATCTTCTGCTGGCTCTTTGCTGTGTTATGCACTCGGCATCACAGACATTGACCCTATCCAACACGGACTTCTATTCTTCCGCTTTATCAATCCAGAGCGTAACGACTTTCCAGATATTGATACTGACATTCAGGACAACCGCCGTGAAGAAGTAAAGGACTACCTAGTTCGTCAGTATCGCCACGTCGCATCTATCGCTACGTTCCTTGAGTTCAAAGGCAAGGGTATGGTTCGTGACATTGCACGTGTACTGAACATTCCGCTATCTGATGTTAACAAGGTTCTTAAACTTGTTGACGACTGGGATGACTATTGCAACTCAAAGCAGACAGCAGACTTCCGTTCAAAGTATCCAGAGATTGAGACGTATGGAGAACAGCTACGAGGCCGTATCCGTGGTACTGGTATTCACGCTGCTGGTGTTGTTACATCTAAAGAGCCTATCTTTAAGTATGCTCCACTAGAGACTCGCACAACTCCAGGCAGCAAGGACCGTATTCCAGTCGTGGCGGTAGACATGGAAGAAGCAGAGCGTATTGGTCTAATTAAGATTGACGCACTTGGTCTTAAGACCTTGTCTGTTATTCAAGACACGACTAAGATTATTGAAGAACGTTCTGGAGAAAAGATTGACTTGCACAAGATCAATATGGAGGACAAGAACATCTACGCCATGCTTTCTGACGGATACACCAAGGGTGTGTTTCAGTGTGAGGCAACTCCATACACTAACTTGCTAGTGAAGATGCGTGTCAAGAACTTTGCAGAACTTGCAGCATCCAACGCTCTGGTTCGCCCAGGTGCTATGAACACAATCGGTAAAGATTACATTGCTCGCAAGCACGGTAAGCAGAACATCTCTTACCACCACCAAGTTATGAAGGCCTTTACCGCAGACACCTACGGATGCATCTTGTATCAGGAACAGGTTATGCAGGCTTGTACAGAACTTGGCGGTATGTCAATGGCAGAGGCTGACAAGGTTCGTAAGATCATTGGTAAGAAGAAAGATGCTAAAGAATTCGACCAATTTAAAGATCAGTTCGTAAAGGGTGCATCAAACTTCTTGCGACCAGAAGCAGCAGAAGAACTGTGGCACGACTTTGAGGCTCACGCAGGGTACTCATTCAACAAGTCTCACGCCGTAGCATACTCAACACTATCATACTGGACAGCATGGCTAAAGTACTACTACCCAATTGAGTTTATGTATTCATTGCTCAAGAACGAAAGCGACAAGGATGCACGTACAGAGTATTTGATTGAGGCAAAGCGTATGGGTATTCCAGTTCGCTTGCCACACGTAAACGACTCAGACATAGACTTTAAGATTGAAGGAAAGGGTATCCGCTTTGGACTATCTGCAATTAAATTTATTTCAGACAACATTGCTAGCAAGTATATTGATGCTAGGCCTTTTGCTTCGTATAAAGAACTTGAAGAGTTTACTTTTGGTAAGGGTAATGGTGTTAACTCTCGTGCTCTTCAGGCTCTTCGTCTTATTGGTGCTGCTACCTTTGAAGACAATCCACGAAATGATGAAGAAATTCGTGAAAACCTTTACGAGTATCTCAACCTACCAGAGTTCAACGTATCAATCCCACAACACTACTACGCTTTTATAAATGACGTAGAAGAGTTCGAAGAAACAGGATCTTACGTTTTGATGGGAATGGTTAAGGCTATTAAGCGTGGCAAGGGTTGGAGTCGTGTAGAGATACTAGACAAGACTGGTAGCATTGGAATCTTTGATGAAGAGCAGACCGCTATTGAGGCTGGTAGAACGTACCTAATCCTTGCTAGCGACAACCGAATCGTAACTGCTATTCCTGCAGATGAAATCAAGGGCAACGAATCAGCACTGATCAGATTCCTGAACTATAGACAGCTTCCGTTTAAAGAAGAAGAAATGTTTGTAGTATCATTTAGGCCACGTGTCACCAAGGCAGGAAAGAAAATGGCATCGCTGACCCTAGCAGATGTCAACAGAGACCTGCACCCAGTAACAGTATTTCCTACGGCATTTTCAAAAGCATATATGAAAATAGACGAGGGTAAAGTATACAAATTTTCTTTGGGCAAAACCAAAGACGGAACAACAATTATGGAGGACGTATTCGATGTTTAGTCAAACACTAGATAGCATGGCAAATGCCGTGCATGAAACAGCAGTAGAAAAAGGTTTCTGGACCATCATGGATGGTGCTACGCAGGAACAAAAAGATATCTTTATCACAAAGCAGTTGATGATGATTGTATCAGAGGCAGTTGAGGTCATGGAGGCAATCAGAAAGTCACGTGGCCCAGAAGATATCGCAGATGAAATGGCTGACATTATCATCCGCACACTAGACCTATACGCAGGTTTGCGTGAGCACGAGTATGTAAATGAAGATCTTCAGGTTGCTTTTAACAAGAAGACAAGCTACAACATCACACGTCCAGAACGCAATGGGGTGAAGTTTTAATGACCACTATGGAAGAAGCTCTAGCACTGCTAGACCCAAAGATTCGCAAGAGACTTTCTAATGGAGTAGGATTTAAGACAGAGTTTCAGAAGACTCCAAGTTTTGGTCTAAACCGTGCACTGTTTGGTGGCTTGCCACTCGGTAGGCAGGTTCTTATTTGGGGATCTAAGTCGTCAGCAAAGTCATCGCTATGCCTACAGATGATTGCTCTTGCACAAGAAGAAGGCAAGCTGTGTGCCTGGATTGATGCCGAGATGTCGTACTCAGAAGACTGGGCACAAAAACTTGGAGTAGATACAGAAAACCTAATCGTATCTCAGGCTCGTACAATCAATGAGATGGTAGACGTAGGAACAGCACTGATGAACGCAGGAGTAGACATTATTGTTATTGACTCTATCACATCGCTTCTGCCTGCAATCTATTTCGAAAAGGGAACAGACGAACTCAAGGAACTAGAAAACACCAAGCAGATTGGTGCAGAGTCTAGAGACTTTAGCAACGCATGGAAGATGATGAACTATGCCAACAACAAGGTAAAGCCAACCATGCTAGTCCTGATCAGCCAGTCTCGCAATAACATTAGTGCTATGTACACCAGCCAACAGCCATCAGGTGGTCAGGCTACAAAGTTCTACAGTTCAACTGTAATTAAACTATTCAGTTCTGAATCAGACAATCAGGCCATCAAGGGCAAGATTGCTGTTGGAGATAAACTCATTGAAGAAAAGGTTGGGCGTAAGGTTCGTTGGGAAGTTCAGTTCTCAAAAACATCACCTGCATTCCAGTCTGGCGAATACGACTTCTACTTTAGAGGTCCAATCATTGGAATCGACAGCGTTGGCGACCTAGTTGACACTGCAGAGATGATGGGCATCGTAGAGCGTACAGGAGCCTGGTACATCCTACCAGACGGCTCTAAGGTCCAGGGTAGAGAAGCATTTGTCAACCGTGTAAGAGAAGACCTTGACCTCCAAGATGCTATTAAGGCAAAGGTTAATGGCGAAGTATAACATTTATCAGGGAACGTTCCTTTGCCATGTATGCAAGATCGAAGTAAAGACAATGCGTTTTTATCAGGCCACAAAAGAACTAACTTGGATGTGTCCAGAAAAGCACATGTCTACGGTAAACCTAAATACAAAAAGGAATAAGAAAGACTATGAGCGAGAAGAGCGAGAGTAAGCGTCTAGGTGCCAAACAGCACAAAAACTCAGGCAGAGGAACACACAAGGGCGATGCCACATGGGAGAACTTCACCGTTGACTTCAAGGAAGTTGGCAAGTCTTTTACCATCAACAAAGACGTGTGGGCCAAGGCTGTTACGGATGCTATACGAAATAACAATGACCCTGCTATCGTTGTGGTTATTGGCGATGGTAGTTCAAAAACTAGACTAGCAGTCATCGAACTATCCCTACTTGAACAAATCCTGTCCGATGGTGTATAATAGATATAACAAAAGGAAAAAACTTGGAACAACAGAAAACAACACTAGAGATGGTCAACGGCCTAGCCGAGATTTCTGACTACATGGATGACGAAGAGCTAACTGAAGCCCTTACGTTTATCGCAAAACTAATCATCAAACCAGATATCCCACTCAACGTAGCAACCGTGGAGATTGTCCGTCTACAGGCTATTGCAGCCAAGATGGCCTTCAAAGCAACATGGATGGTAAACGTTGACAAGGGAAATAGAGAGAAGAAAAACATTTACTTTACAGCACATGAGGCAATCAATGATCTTGTGTCTGCTCTAAAGTATATTGTTAGGTAATTATTATGGCTAAGAATTTTCTACAGGATGTAATGCTAAAAAAGCTAGAGCAAAAAGCTAGTTCACGCCCATCCTTTATCAACAAAGAAGCACTGATTGAAAAGATCAACTCTGGCTATACAGTCAATAGAGTTGCAAAGTTTACTACCAAAAAAACATTTGCACCTAGCACAATTGCATTCTCTCACGGAGAGTGTCCTCGTTACTGGTATTTAGCGTTTGAGGGTGCAGTATTCGAAGACAACGCAGATGCCTATGGTGCTGCTAACATGACGGCAGGAACAAAGTCACATGAGCGTATTCAGGAAGCCATGTCAAACGTTCCAGGACTTCTGGCAGACTCAGAGTTTAAGGTTACGTATAACGATCCACCAATCTTTGGATACGGTGACGTAATGCTCAATTGGGAAGATAGCGAATTGCTTGGTGAAATCAAGACAATGCCTAACGACGCTTTTGAGTATCGTAAAGCAGCAGGTAAGCCAAAGCTAGGCCACATGGTCCAGTTGCTTATCTACATGAAGATTCTTAACAAGAGCAAGGCAGTAATGATTTATGAAAACAAAAACAATCACGAACTGCTAGTCTTTCCTGTTGAGTTGAATCAATATATGTATGAGTGGGTAGAGAACACGTTTGGATGGATGAGAGAAGTTCGCAAGGCATGGGAAGATAAAACCCTGCCAACGAAAAACTATCGTTCTAATTCAAAGATTTGCAAGACATGTCCGATTAGACAGGCATGTGACGCAGCAGGTTCTGGAGAGATAAAACTTAGATCTTTGGAGCCGTTAAATGAAGAACAAACACTGTGAATGGTGTGACCACCAATTCCAAACTAAGATATCTTATCAGATATACTGCTCTGCGGAATGTAGAGACTCAGCAACAAAACAAAAAATTGCAGCACGGTATCAGGTAACTAGAAGAGCAAAGAGATACAACAAGCCTAGAAAGTGTAGGTCTTGCGACACTCAGCTCTCCATGTATAACGATGAATTGCTGTGTCAAAAATGTGTTATTGATCCATCAGAAGTCACCAAGGCTCTAAGAGAAATCAAGAAACTAAAGGATACTAAATGATAGGAGTGGTTAAAGCAAATGCGAAACCCAAAAATATTCTTGCCATTGATGCTAGCACTAATAGCCTTGCTTTTGCTATCTTTTCTGATAAAACCTTAGTAAGATATGGAAAGATTAAATTCGATGGAAACAACGCATACCAAAAGCTCGGAGATGCTGCAGTCAAAACTTTGCCTTTCCTTAAACACTTTGAGATTGACGCAATTGTTATTGAGCACACTGTCTTCATCAACAGTCCAAAGACTGCTTCTGATCTTGCCCTGATTCAGGGTGCACTCTTGGGTGCTGCTAAGTTGGCAGGTATTAGAACAGCAGGCTCTATCAATCCTATTACGTGGCAAAGTTACATTGGCAACAACAAACTAACTGCTAAAGAAAAGCAAGACTTGATGGCAGAGTTTCCAGGCAAGTCAAAGAACTGGTATCAAAACAAGTCTAGAGAGATCCGCAAGCAGAGAACAATCAAGTTTGTTAATACCTACTATGATAAAAATATCCAAGATGATGACGTTGCAGATGCAGTTGGCATTGGCCACTTTGCAATTAACAACTGGGGAAAGATTGACAAGTAAATGGCAAAACTGTATACTAGTGAAGTGTGGCTAAAGAAACGCTACCACCTGGACAAGAAAACTCCAGAAGAAATTGCAAAAGAATGTGGGACAAGCGTGGAGACTATCTATGTTTATCTTGCTAAGTTTGGATTGAGGAAGTCAAGGCGATGAGATACGTAAAGCACTTTGTTAAAGTTGCCAGAGGCTACCTAGCAAGAATTGGATGCAAGCACGAAGAGACCTACTCAGCCTCTTGTCCATTCACCGAAATGACATACACCAATTGTAAAAAATGTTTAAAGAGAACAAGAATTGAGAAGACAGTATAATGCGTCAGAAAAAGGCTTCCATCCTTCCACCAACTAAGTTTCACAAAGAATCAACAGTACTTGTTGACGGATTTGAGATCGCCCAGGGTGATATAATTAAAATACAGGGAGAGCACGGAATTAAGTTTAAGTTCTCGGCCTTTGTAACCAACACAGAAACTGGTGTGCAATGGGTAGATTGCCTAGAGCTTGACCGTGGCGTTGCAGGAGGAATGCGTTCATTCTATCTTGAGCGTGTAAAGAGAGTGCCAGTTAAGAGAAAGAGAGCGAAACGTGTCGTTTGAAGATTTGACAATAGAACACCTTGACGAAGTAAACAAGGTTGTTGAAAAGTATCTAGCAGGAACTGAGCCTACTCAGATCTCTAAAGAGTTGGCTATGCCAAGACAAAAGGTTGTTGCCTATATCAATGAGTGGCGAACCATGGCTGCAGACAATGCTGCTATTCGTGCTCGTGCAAAAGAAGCACTGGTTGGTGCAGACACTCACTATACAAAACTAATTAGCAAAGCATATGAAGTGATTGACGAAGCAACTACTATTGCTAATCTTAGTGCTAAGACCGCAGGTATCAAGTTGGTCATGGACTTAGAAAAGACTCGTATTGAGATGCTACAGAAAGCAGGACTGCTTGAGAACAAGGAGCTTGCCGAAGAGATGATTGCCATTGAGAACCGTCAGGAAATTTTGGTCGGTATCCTAAAGGACATTGCTGCAGAACATCCAGAGGTACGAGACAAGATTATGCGTAGGCTATCAGAAGCATCCAAGGATAAAGAAGTAATTACCGTGGTGATCAACAACGATGTTTGATGATTTCTTAGAAGCACTTAAGTCCGACAACTTTGCAGAGCGTCCTGTGGATGCCAAGACATTTGTTGAAGGCGAAGCGTATCTAGGTCAGCCACCACTATCACAAGTTCAGTATGACATTGTTGAAGCCATGTCACAAATCTATAGACTTGAAGACTTGATTGATTTGCTTGGCGATACGGAGGGTCGCAGGTATTACAATAAGTATACAAAGAATGAAATCATTCTACAACTTGGTAAGGGGTCTGGCAAAGACTTCACATCTACAGTTGCTTGTGCTTATATCGTGTATAAACTGCTCTGCCTAAAAGACCCAGCCAGATACTTTGGCAAGCCGTCTGGTGACGCTATTGATATTATCAACGTTGCTATTAACGCCCAGCAGGCTAAGAACGTTTTCTTTAAAGGATTTAAAACAAAGATCGAAAGGTCTCCTTGGTTTGCAGGAAAGTTCTATGCCAAGGCAGACAGCGTTGAGTTTGATCACTCCATTACAGTTTACTCTGGTCACTCGGAGCGAGAGTCTCACGAGGGTCTTAACCTTATCCTTGCTGTACTGGATGAGATTTCTGGATTTGCATCTGAGGTTGCAACTGGTAACGACCAAGGCAAGACAGCAGACAATATCTACAAGGCCTTTCGTGCTTCTGTAGACTCTCGTTTCCCAGATCTTGGGAAGGTAGCACTACTGTCCTTCCCTCGTTATCCTGGTGACTTTATTTCACAAAGATACGACGCAGTAATTGCAGACAAAGATGTGGTAACAAAGACACACAGGTTTGTTATGAATCCAGAGTTGCCAGAAGATCAGGAAGGAAACTATCTAGATATTGAGTGGGACGAAGACACCGTTGTTTCTTACAAGTATCCAGGAATGTTTGCCCTTAAAAGACCAACGTGGGTAGTGAACCCCACAAGAAAGATTGACGACTTCAAGCTTGCGTTCTTTACTGACATGGGAGATGCTATGCAACGCTTTGCGTGTGTCCCCACATTCTCGTCTGACAGATTCTTTAAGCAAGAAGATAAGATCCGTGCTGCTATGAGCATTCGCAATCCGCTGGACACTCACAGAAGATTTGAAGAGTCCTTCAAGCCAGACCCAGATAAGATTTATTACGTTCACGCTGACCTTGCACAGAAGCACGACAAGTGTGCTGTTGCAATTGCTCACGTAGACAAGTGGGTAAACCTTCAGGTACTCAAAGACTATTCACAGGTAGCACCAGTAGTTGTGGTAGATGCTGTGGCCTGGTGGGAACCAAGGACAGAGGGTCCAGTGAACCTGTCAGAAGTTAAGCAGTGGATTCAGAATCTAAGAAGACTAGGATTTAATATAGGTATGGTGTCGTTTGACCGCTGGCAGTCATTTGATATTCAGAACGAACTGAAGCAGGTGGGTATGAGAACTGACACTGTTTCGGTTGCTAAGAAGCACTACGAGGACATGGCTATGCTTGTTTACGAGGATCGCCTAGTTATGCCAGCAATTGACCTTCTGTTTGAAGAACTAATCGAACTTAAGATTGTTAAGCAAAACAGAGTTGACCACCCTCGCAAATCCTCTAAGGACTTGGCGGATGCTGTATGTGGTGCAATCTTTGGAGCCATCTCTCACACACCAAAAGACCAAAATCTAGAGGTAGAGATTCACACATTTAGAGATAGGCCAAAGCCTGTACTTGACACAGATAGCAACAATGTGATACAATATAAGCCTATGCCGAAAGACGTTAAAGAATACTTGGCTAGGTTTGATCTAATCTAACTATAAAAATAAGGAGAAATACACATGACTTCATTCAAGAAGACACTAATCGCTACTGTATCTGCAGTAGCACTTGCCACCACTTCGTTGTTGGCACTACCAGCAAATGCTGCAACCACAGCACTAACTGTTAACGCTGTTGCAGTAACTACTGCACCAACTACCGCTGCTAACGCAGTATCACTAGCAGTACCAGCAAATGACGTTGTAAACGCAACCAACACCTTGAAGATTGCTCTTACAAGCGTTGCTGCAGGAACAAGCGTAACTGCAACCGCAGTTGATGCAGTATTGCTAACTTCGCTAACCAATGCAACTTCTGCATCTGGTACAGCAACCGTAAACATTGCCACAGGAACTGGAACTACTGCAGACCTATTTGTATTCACAAAGACTACAAAGACTGGTTCTGTTGCAGTCACCGCTGATGGCGTTACAACAACCTACTTCGTAAAGGGAACCGCTGGTGCTCTTAACACAATCAAGGTTGACGCACCAACTGCTGCTCTAGGAACTACCGCAAAGGTATCTGTTACTGGAACTGACGTATTTGGTAACGTTGTATCGGGTTCTGTTGTTGCACTTCAGGTTCTAAGTTCAAATGCAAGCAACACCTACTCAATCACTTCAGATGCTACTGGTGTTGCAACCAAGGAACTTACTGGCCTAACCGTAGGCAAGTATGACCTAATTGCAACTGCTACAGTAGCAACTGCTGTAACTGGTCTTGCTGCTCCTGTGGGCTTTGTCCGTGGCGAGTTGAAGATCGTTGACCTTGCTGCACTTGTTGCAGAAAAGGATGCACAGCTTGCTGTTGCAAACGGCAAGGTAGCTGAGGCAGAGGCAAAGTACGCTGCTCTCGTAAAGAGATTCAATGCTCTTGCAACTCAGTACAACAAGAACGTAAAGAAGAAAGTTAAGTTGATTAAGTAATTTAACTATAGACTTAGGGGAGAATGAAATACTTCTCCCCTTTTTCTATGCCTGTTTCATAAAATAAAAAACTGTTTTTAAAATTTTATAGGAGAGTTTTGCTTTTTGCAAAACACTATGCTATAATAGACTACTATCCCACTTGAAAGGTCAATTGATTATATGTCTGAGTTCTTCTCATTTAAACTCCCAGACGACTTTGTAGAAAAATACAAGGCACTGGAATCCCCATTTGGTTTCGTGGATGCAGGTGGAAACTCTCTAGGAGAGATCACTTTCGTCAGAACCTACTCTAGAATCAAAGAAGATGGTACCAAAGAACGTTGGTACGAAGTAGTAAAGCGTGTTATCGAAGGAATGTATTCTGTCCAGAAGAACCACGCCAAAGAGTCACGCTTGCCTTGGAATGACTACAAGGCACAGAAGTCTGCACAGGAAGCATTCGACAGAATGTTCAACCTAAAGTGGACACCACCAGGGCGAGGCATGTGGTCATTCGGCACACCGCTAACAATGGAAAAGAGAAACTCAGCAGCTCTACAGAACTGTGCAGTAGTATCTACTAAGGACTTGGACAAGAATGATCCAGGTGCACTGTTCGCTTGGGTTATGGATGCCCTAATGCTTGGCATTGGCGTTGGCTTTGACACACTGGGACAGGAAAAGAATTTCCAAATCTATGCCCCTACAGAGCCAGCAGTGTCTTTCCAAATCCCAGACGACCGTGAGGGATGGGTAGAGTCTACTCGTCTATTGATCAACTCATTCCTAAGACCTAACCAGCCT